CAAAGATATATCAACCATATCAACACATTCACTAGTTTGAATATCTCTATGGTCTGCCCCTATATTAATCCCTCCATGAAATTGGTCTATTTTATGTGCTCTTTTAGGAATTTCTACTATCCTTAAATAGACGTGTTATTATATCAATTAATGTTTGATATGATTTAACAATACCACGCTGTTCTATCTGCATCTTCTTTTGTTGGTTAATTAATGTTATAACTATTCCCTCCAACCTTTCAAACCGCTCTTTCAAATCCTGAGTTAAATCTTTTTGAATATATTGATTCTGTTTCCATATAAAATAACCAAAGGCTACAGCCACCGCTATAGGTACTCCGAATTTTTCTATTAGTTCTATTGGGTTCATTACTCATAATCTTCGTAATTTTCAAATGATGCTGCTTTAATTAAAATATCTATATTTTTTGGAGTATTCATTACATCAGGCAACTTATTCATCTTATAATAATCACTATGCAATTGAGATACTTGAGGAGATGTTAAACCTTCCTGTGTAGCCATCATATCAACCCATTGTGGAGGAGATAATTGATATGGATTAGTTTTTCCTAACCACTGATACTGATTAGGATTTAAATCCCCTTGTGGAAGCATTTCCCTCATACGTTCAACAGCATGTACATATTCCAACGTAGGAAACATATTTTCTACTTCTTGATACAAAGCTTCTTGTTGAGCTTTTTTCTGTTTACCTTGACCAGATACCCACTTTAATAATCCCATAACGTTCCTTCTTAACTTATAATATTAATAAACATCTCTTTCTTCTCCAGGAGGCATATACCACGGATACATTTCTTCATCTACCCCAGGCCTAGGTGTTATTCCTATCCCACCAGGTATTTGACCTGGAACTTGTGCTTGAGGACTACTCTGCAGACCCTTCATCCATGGTGTCCTTTTATCGCCCATTAATAACTTCATTAGATACCCTAATAAGCCACCACTAACACCTATATTACCTATTCCTGTTGATGCTTCAAGACCTGTTGTATCAGTTTGAGCCTTATATGCATTCATTCGGTCTTCGTACATTTTTTGTTGATGCATTTGTAGTAATAAAGCTTCTCTGTTCCCTCTTGGATTTGTTGCCATAATTTACCCCTTTAATAATTCACCCCATAATGAGGCTTTTCCGTCTATAATTTGTATTATATGAACAGTAAATCTACCACCCGTATAATAATCTACTACAGCAAAGGCATGTGCCCATTTATGCTGTCTTCCACCTAGCCATTTATTTTGCTCACTACTCATATCTTTTAAGCAACCTAAACTCCAGGCTGATTTTGGTCCATCCATATGTGTCACTGTATCCTGCTGTAAACTATGCCAATGACCATATATAATATTACAACCAAGTTTTCTAAGGTGATTTGCAGTATGATATTGTCCACCAAAATGATGTCCATGATAATAATACAACTTACCTATTTTTAAATACTTACCAGGAGCGTGATATTTATAACCACGTTCTTTAAATTTCCCAGCTTTTTCAAAAGACATCTCAAGATATGGATGTTCATCATTAAAAAAATCAAGCCACTCATCGTGATTACCAGCACATATATGCTTAGTTTTCACATTTACCTTGTCTAACGATTCATCAATATCATCAAGCAAATGATTAATTGCCTTAATATCTTTCTTCACCTTTGGTAGTATAAATTCTAAAGGTGGTTTTTTCTTCCTTTTCCACTGCCAATGTGAACAACTACCAAACTCACCTAAATCACCTAAATCAACGTATATATCTGGTTTTACTATTTCAATCGCTTGTTTAACTATGCTGATTGCTTTTTTATCGTGTAAAGGTGCATGTTTATCAGGCGTAACTATTGCACGCTTGACAACACCTTTGTCGCTACTAGCCATATCAAAAAACTCCTAACTGAATAGGTCCCTATCTAAGTATCCCCAATCAAGAGGGGACGTCCAAAGACCCATCGCATTAGCAAGTAAAACTTCTGTTTTACTGCGTGAGAACTTCAGAAAGAGGGCATCACATTTAAGACACCCCCATAAAATCGGTTCATCGGTTGCTCCCAATACCTCTATTGCATGTATATGAGAAGATTTACAATGAAGACATTTTTTTGGCTTACTTTTAAATGATTCTTCATTATCCACCCCAATTTTTTCAACCACGCTATCAGCATGATTATCTACAACAAGGTCCTCTAATATTATCATATTACTAAACACCAAGACTTTTTTTAACACTAGTCCATAACTTATTATCTAAGTTATTTTTAGTACTATTAACAAGATAATCTCCTAATACACCGACAATTTTCTTAATTATAGATTCTGTTAATATATTCTTCATTATAAATGCAACTATTTGACTCATCATACTCCTTTTTTTATCTCTTTATAAATTTTAATCAATAAATGTACAGCAGTTAGTACTCCAACTGTGATTGCAACTATTTCAGGTAACCATCCTGTCATAATCACGCCTGCAGAACTTGTTCCTATTAATGTTGTCTTTAATGTATCCCCCATAGTTTATTTCCTTTTTTTATGTTAATGAGACCCAAGTGTCATTAATACTCATCCATGTATATTTTAAGAATTGATTATCAATAACAGTATCACCTCTATCTATTTGAATTAAATCTTCCCAATTACCATCTAAGGTAGCTAAAGATTCAGTTAAGACCCCATGGTCTGTTGTATTAGGCATACTTTGAGGTAAATATTGTTGCCAAGCTTTATTCCATTCTACCGTTGTACTCCAATCATTATCTAACAAAACCACCCTACCCCAAGTATAATCACTTAAAGCTTCCCAGTAAAGAGTAGATGTATCAATAGAGGTGTCATCATCTACACTATCACGTAGATTTTTAAAAATATTCTTCTCATAATAATCTTCAGTTTTCCATCCCTCTGAAAGATTAATATCATAAACATCTGATGGAAATTTAAGAGTTATATCTGCCCAATTATCTGTAATATCTCCAAAATTAGATACAAGATATAATGCTCTACTTAAAGAAGATAATCTTTGTTCTTTGACAAAAGCCATTAAAAATGTGTCTGCACTATATTACCAACACTAATATAATTTGACCTAGCAAATTTTCTTCCTTCTGATATTGCATCTTTATATTTAGTAAAGAATAATTTATGAGCCTCTATATTCATTCCACCACCTACAGCATAACCATCAGAAATCACTTTATAAGATAAACCCTCTCTAAATTGTAATGGTAAATCAGATTCTTGTTCTAAGTCATCGCCAAAATCAGTCCCTTGAGAAATTGCATATATTCTCACTTCTTTGACTTCAGAAATTGATTGATAATCACTTGTTTTACCATCACGTGTAATAGCATTAGTAGCTTTTTCTACTAAAGCAAGCCTACCATTATTAACATACCAATATCTATCATTTGAAGATGATGACCCAGCAGTTAAACCTTCACTTCCATCAAACTCATCGTCATCAATAATAGGATTTCCTTGTAAACGTGGTATCTCCACATCATTAATTTGTATAGACAGAATCTTAAGTATATTATCATTTAAATTATAATATCTATGCCCTGCTATAGAATTTTGAACATATGTTTCTTTAATAAGTTCAGTACGTGCACAATAATCATTCTGGGCTCTATTTAAAGCTTTACGTATTTCAATATGTCCCATACGAGGATGATGCTGTTGTACTAATTCTATTAATTCAAGTTGTTTCATTTATATCCTTATTGGAATATTCCTATTGCTATTAAATCTGTAATGACTTGCCCTAATACGTCTGCTACTTCTGCATCGCTTGTAGAATCGCAATCTAATGCTCTATCCGTACTTAAATTACTAATAGTATAATTAGGTGCTGCAGCTACACTTTGACCATTACAAGCAAATTGCCCTGTAATAGTTAAATTGTCACCTACTGTTACTTCAGATGTTGCATGTCCAATCGTAATTGGCATACTATTAGTATTGGTTCCAATAGTCACTCCATTAGATGTATTAGCATTATCTATAGCACAAGTTGTAGTAGCATTAACATCAAAAGCACTACCATCCATTGTAAATGTACCATCGATATCTGTATCATCTAAATTTGAAGTACCCTCTACATCTAAATCTCCATTAAAATCTACATTACCAGTAACCTCTAATGTTCCTGTAGACTTTATTCCAGCACTAGATATTTGCAATGCAAATGTATTAACTCCATTACCATCTGTTAAAGGAACTAACGTAGTAGTATCGCCACCCCCAGATGGAAGGGTTAATAACCTATCAAAAGTTGATGCTATACTTAATCCTGTTAAATCTGACATTTTAAACCTTCCTTATTTTGTTTCAGTAGGTTGCTCCAACATTTGTAATACTTCTAAAGCACCTTGAGCTTTTAATAGCATTTGATTATAATGAACTACTTGCTTTTGTAAGTCCTCAATTGCTTCAGCATTACTTATTTTTTTATTTTCTACTTTCTTTGTTTCTTTCATTGCCTTAACTGACATATTACTCTCCTCTTGTTATGATTAACCTAATGTTTCACCAATACCTTTATCAATAATTTCAGGAACTACTTCATCTCTTTGATTTTTTCGTTCCACCTTTAGTAATTCTTCTAAAACTTTAGATTTTATAACTGTCGTACTTGGACTCTCTCCAAGACCTGCTAGCATAAATTCATATGGACGATTACCATCCTGTACTCTAACATACCACACTTTAGAACTATTCTCAGTTTCCAAACGTGTTGTTATAATTTTACAAGCACTTGCTTCGCTTGTTGTAAATAAAGCCATAATTATTTTTCTCCTATATTATTATACTGCATCTAATACTATCCAATATTCTGTTCCATTTAACCATATTTTCATTTTATGAGAATTAGTATATGCTCCCCCTGAGTCATGAGCTACAGGGTCTTCTTCGCAATATAAAGATAATGTAGATTCATTACTTGTAGAAGCATCTTTTGCACCAATACAAATTTCGTTTGCAGCAGTATCACCTTGAACTCCATTAATAATATGTATAGAATTAGTATTACCTGAATTACCACTAGCACCACCTATTAATACTCCTCTATCTCTAACAGCAAGACGTGAAGTATTAGATGTATACATATGCAAAACATCACCTGCACATATTAACCCTAGGAAATTACTTCCCGTAGTTGTACCACTTGCCTGCATTCTAAGACCACAAGAAGCCCCACTAGTCTCTAGCATTAAATTTTGTTCTGCGTCAGCAGATACCGAATGTATAGGATACGTTGGGCTAATAGTACCTTGACCAAGATATCCATTAGACATTTTAACATGCACACCATCAGCGTCATTATATGCTGGAGCTATTGATAATCTAGTTATAAGGTCCATACCAGACCCATACCCATGAAAGCCAGCAAGTGTTGTTAAATCACTAAGTTTACCAAAGTTATAACCACTTGTCCATCCAGTAGTTGCGCCCCCAGTAGTAGTTTGTACCATTCCACCTAAATCTGGGTCAATATGAATTTGCTCAGATAATACACCATTATTACCTTGCACATGAAAATAACTTCTAGGTCCCGTTGGATATTCTGCATGAGTACCTATACCAACTTTAGCATTTAATACTACATTTGTATTAGTATCACTATCAGCACGTCCTAATAATATCACATCATCTGCATAACCAGTTCCCTCAGGTTGTATTGTATGCACATGTGTTGTTCCAGTACTATCAGGATGCAATGCTGTAATTCTTAACATTGGAGATTCGCCTACTTCATTTCTAATATTAAAATTAGTCGCCCTAATCTCAACATTATTATCACCACCAGCTTTATCGCACCATAACATCATTTGTCCATTAGCCCACATTTCTATTCTTCCACCATCAGCTTCTTGAATATAGGTATCACTACCACCATCTAAATATAATTTATCACCACCCTCAATACTTATACCCCCAGTACTTAATTTGAGTGTAAATGTAGTGCCTTCATTCCCGTCTGTCAATGCTATTAAATTAGCACCATCACCACCACCTGCTGGAAGGGTAAGGAGCCTATCAAAACTACTTGCTACTGTTTGTCCACCTAAACTTGCCATTATTCTCTTCCTCCTTTATCCCCTGGGGCTCCAGGAAATTTACTTATATATTCTTGTTTTAAAAAATTTCTACGTTCTTGCTGCCATTCATATTGTTGTTTATCACGTTCCATACGTGATTTTACATCAGATATTAAAGCTTGTGCTAAAGACAAATCTGTACTCACTTCTCTAGCTCCTGCATCTCCAATTGAAGACCATTGCCCTAATTCAGATTGGGCTCTTTTTAATTCTCCGCTAGCAGAGCTTAATACCGCGCTTGACATTTCAGAATCTTCATCATCAAGCCATGCTTTAATATTGTTAGTAGTAAGAGCCCCATCAAATAATAACTCTGCATTTGATAAAGCATCAGCAACACTGGCAACCTCATTGCTAGATAGTATACCAGTTGTACGTGAAACAAAACTATTAAACTTAGTAGTTGCATCAGTTAATTGAGTTTTCACTGCGGTAATAGCTGTATCAATATTAGTATTAGATAATAAATCTAACAATTGTCTATCCAATGTAGCAATAGCTGCATATAATATCACGTATTCATAATATTGTTTAGGAAATTTATCAATATATGCACTTGAAGAACCCCAGCTACTTATACTATATTCAGGAACATATGAATAATAACCTTGTTCGGATGCAGTAGGATTTGGTTTAACAATTAATTCATTATCAAAGATATAAAAAACAGGGTCAAAACTAGTAGCTCTATGTACAGAATTAGCCCCTATAGTATGATTAGGGTCTACAAAATTACGTTTCTCATGAGAAACTCTCCTACAACTGTAACCATCACGCTGAACATTAACTAACTGTCGTACATCATCTAACGCAACTGTCATAGAACCTGTATAAGCGTCGGATTGTACTGCAAATTCGTTCTTATCAACTCCTATTTTCAAAGCTTTATCCATCACATCATAACAACCATCAATCAACCATTGTTGAATAGCATTATCATCAGCAGTTCCTAATGAACCAGCTAAATCAATTATTCTATCTTCGAAACTAAGTATTGCCACTATTTTTTACCTTTTTTCTTAGTGTTAAACTTCCTTCTAGTATCATCAGGTTTAATACGAGCTTGATATGAATTACCTACACTTCCACTATATACTATTTTTTTAGCCATTAACGTCTTGCTGTGCCACGAGATACTCTAGTACCTCTAGCTGAAGCATAAGTTTTACGTTTCCTCCCTTTTGTCTTTTTCTTACGTTTTTTAGGAGGTCTCCCTACCTTACTACCATAAGTACCTTTACCATAAGGCATAATTATCTCCTTGCTCTTCCTCTAACTTTTCTAGAACCTCTTTTAGTACTTGTACTACTTCTACGTGCTTTATTAGCTGCACTTCTTTTTCTTCGTATTGGTGCCATTTTAATCTCCTTAATTAGGCGTTATATTAACTTGTATATATTGATGAGGATGAAGGTCGATTTGATTCGAGGTACTTTCAAACTCAAATTTTAATCTTTTAAAAGGAAAATCGTTTCCATCAAGCGCATTAGAATCCCATTGTACTTGAGTCATAAAAGTTTGTGCTATATCTATATCATCAACTAATTTTACAATATCAACCCAATTAGTCTTATCAACACTCCCTTGTAAAATTATAGATTGACCATTATTTGCTGCCGTAGTAGACCTTTTGCCAATATGTCTATTAGCATTCCACATAATATTCATTGATTTATTTCCTATTCCACTAGGAATTGGTTCAGATATTACGTAAGAACCTGCGTCAGTTGGTAATTTATACCAACACGTATAAGTACCATCCATTACCTTTCCTAAACCATCTAATGCTGCTGCCTTCATTGTCCATGCAAATACATCACCAGTACCATGAGGACTAACAGCTGTATCTG